CGACAAGAACATAGGCGGGGGGCGGTCCCTTTGAGTACCCCGCTGCCGGTTGGCCCCCTCAGCCCTTACTGCACGCCAGAGCTGGTGACCCAGGCCGCCACGGGCGTCAACTTCGGAAGCATCCCGCCCAACAAGGACGCCACACCCCAGCAGCGCATCGCCGAGGTCTCCAACATCTGCGCTAGGGCGACCGCACTCGTGGACGAAGCGTGCGCGCAGCCTTTGAGGGCGACCACCGACACCGTTGTGCTCTACGGCCCGGGAGTGCGCGTAGGTGCGCCGCAGGGCTGGAGTACCGAACCGGCGCGGCTGGTCCTCAAACGCTGGCCGGTCCTTGAGATCGTGTCAGTGCAGGTGGCGCAGAACACGCTCCCCGTCGTGTGGACGACGGTGCCTCCGGGTAACTATGCGATAACTAACCCAGTGTCCGGTTTGTACGGCTCGGTAGCCCCCACTGCGGCGGCCGAAGGCGGGCAGGGCATCCTCGTCAGCAGCCAGTACGTCAACTGGTCGTTCGGCCGCAACGGTTTCGCCATCGAGGTGGCGTACGTCAACGGCTGGCCGCACACCGCCCTCACCGCCAGCGTGGCCTCAGGCGCCACCACGATCGCCGTGGACGACTGCACCGGGTGGGCCATCACCGCAGCCGTAGGCGGCGCCACCGGGGCAACCGGCACCGTCTACGACGCCGGGAACCAGGAAGTCATCCAGTGCACCGGAGCCAGCGTCACGCAAGGCCCCGGGACGCTGACCCTCGCCTCGCCGCTCCAGTACGCGCACGCAGCCGGGGTGATGATCTCCACGCTCCCTCAGAGCGTCGTGTGGGCCGCGATCCTGTTCTGCTCCGCGCAGGCCCTCACCCGCGGTGCGACATCCACGACAGTCCTCCAGGCCCCCGGCGGCAAGAGCGACGGCGGGTCAACCAGGGCCGCGAGCCTGACCAAACAGGCCTGCGACATACTCGAGCCTTACGCCAGGATTATCTGAGGCTCACGGCTGCACCTGATAGGGCTTGTCCTTGCGCACCCAGCCGGCCAGCGCGCACCCAGGTCCGTGCAGCCACTCCTCCCGCAGTGCCGTGATCTCCTCCTGCATCGCGGCGTAAGCGTCACGGGCCGCCTTCCATCGCTCGTACTGCTCGCGGGGGATATCGAAGACCCGGCCCGGGGAGCCGGTTTCCTCGGCCGCCCAGTCGCTGAACTCCGGCCCGGTGTAGTAGTCATCCTCCAGCTCCACGCGGACGAAGCCGTCGGGCAGCGGAGGCGGCACCCAGCGCGGCCTGGGCGACGGCCGGCCCGGATGCCGGATCGGCTCCGTCGTCGGCGTCAGCGGGGCTGGCGGATTCAGGTCGTAGGCAAAGATCCCGGTCTCGCTCATCTGCCCATCATCGCGCAAGCGGGGGTGAGCGGTCCGCACCGGGACGTGAACCGGAATGTCCGGGTGCCTGTGCACGAGGTCGAGCGGACCCGGCTTCAGCACGCCGTCTTCTCCCATGCAAGCCCCCGGCTCGCGTCCGTCATGGCCGTCGAGCCGGTTGCAGCCCGGCAGGCAGTGCGGGCGCGGCGGGTGCCATTCGCTGACGATGCTCATTCGTCCGGCCATTCCGCGTGGCGCCACGTTTCGGAGTCCAGGGGATCGCGGACCTCCCAGTCGGCGAATACCTGCCGGACCTTGTACATCCGCCCGCGCAGCCTCGCCAACTCGCCTTCAGCCTTCCCGGCGCGGACGAGCGCCTCTTCCAGCTTGCGGGTAAGTTCCGCGTCAGCGCGAGCCCCGCGCGCCTTCTCGACCTCGCGGAGCACGCCCGCGGGCAGGCCGCAGGACGGACACCCGGCATCCCGGTCACCATGCATCGCGTCATAGACGGCGGACAGGTACACCTTGCACGCCGGGCACTCGGCCTTGTTGCTCATGCCGCCCATCATTCCGCAGGCGGGGTGAGCAATTGCCCATCAGCAGCGTTTTGAACTATTTGCAGGGTCTCTTGGACGGCCTCCCGATGCCCGGCGGCCTGGACAACATGAACGCCTTCGCCGTGCCGCCCCCCGACCCCTACGTCGAGACGACCACGCCGACTGTTTTTATCTGGCCGACGGACTTCGATGAGGCACGCGACACGTCCAAGGGCGGGTCGAGCATGCCGAGGAACACAGGACCCGGCACCTTCAGCGGTGTGAAGATGTTCACTCACGAACCGCACCTGTTCATCATGTGGATGGCCGCCAACGACGACCCCAGCTTCCCCGGCATCGTGGACTTCGTGATGAAGGCACTCCGGTTCGCCTACCCGATGCCCACGATCGTCACCGACCCGAACGACGGGACGCAGAGCCAGATCAACGACGTCGGCGAAGTGCAGCGCGGCCAGATCTACGTCCGCGCACTCGAAGACGAAGCGTGGAACCGGTACGACGCGGAACTGATCGTGCCGGTCATCGAGGAGATCAGCGCCTAAGCGTCCTGCGGGTAACGCCCCTCGATCTCCAACTCGAGGAACGCGCCGTCAGGGCCGATGGATGAGGACTTGAACACCGCCCGCCACCGCTCGCCGTTCACGTCGATCGTGTAGCCCCGCGGATCAACGGACCCTACCGCGCAGAGCGGGCTGAACTCATCCCAGCCCGGCGAATGCCTGACGACAATCCGGGCGCCGGGCTGCAACGGCAGGTCGATATGCCGCAGGACCAGACCAGACTCCTCTTCGCTGCTCATCACGCCATCCTGCCACGCCCCTCATCCTCGCCGCGTCTTTGGAGGCTGCATGCCCCGCAACTGGACCTACAACGGCCCGTCACCCGGCATGTACCCGATGGGACACGACGCCTACGGCGTGCCCCTGGGGACCGTCAGCCCCGGAGACGTGATCGAGCGGGACGAAGCCCCCGACGCCGACTGGGTGCCCTACGAGGCCGGAGACGGCACGCCAGGGCCGGACACAGGCGGACAGGACGAGACCGGCGAGACCGGGACCGAGCAGGACGACGACACGGCCGGCGTGACCGGCAGCGAGGAGAGCTGACCTATGGTTGCCGTCCCCACCACCGCACAGCCGGTCTCCACCGGATACTTCCTCATCGGCCGCGAACTAACCTCGGCCACCGTCGCCCCGGCATGGACATCCGTCAAGGCCAAGCCCCTCAAGCCCGTCAACAAGCCCCAGTGGCTACGTGATGCAGCTATGTGGGGCGACATGAATGAACTCCACGACCTCCAGCAAGGCCCCACCTGGGCTGAGCTGGAGATCCCGGAGAGCCCGCTCTACGGCGACACGTTCGGTCACCTGGCCTTCGGATTCTTCGGTGACTACGTGGCGACCGGCACCGCGGCGTCCCCCGCCTCAACGCTGAACGGCGCGGTCGCAGCCGGCGCGACCTCCATCACTGTCACATCCGGGACCGGGTTCGCCGCCAACCAGTGGGTCCAGGTCGACGTCTCCAGCATCGCCGAGATCGTGCAGATCGCATCCGTGGCAACCAACGTGATCACCCTGAACACGAACACGCCGACCCGGTTCTCCCACCTGACCGGCGTCGCGATCACGAACACGACCGGCCCTTACACGCACACGTTCGCGACGCTCAACCCGAACTCGGGCACGGGGCTGACGAACTGCCAGCCGCCGTCACACAGCGTCGCCCACTACAACTACCTCCCCGGATCCGCCGGGCACTACTCCGACCTGTTCCTCTACACCGTCGTCACGGACCTGTCCATCATGGGCGACGCCTCAGGCTGGCTCAGTTATTCGGCGAAACTTACGAGCTATATCCAGTCGGCACCCAGCGCAACCCCCGTCGCGTCTCTTTCCACGATCAAGGGCATCCCAGCATGGCGCGGGACCGAAACGATCGCATCGTCGCAGGTCAACGACGTGTCGAAGTGGAGTTTCGACTTCACCCGCAAGGTTGACCCCATCCCCACCGCCGATGGGGTGCAGAACCCGTACTTCATCGGCCTCGGCGCGATGACGGCTAAGTTCAAGCTCACGATCGACCCCGCGGTTGATGAGACCCAATTGGCCCTGATGACCGGGAACACCCAACCGACCTTCGCGTGGTCAACCTCCAATGGCTTGGCCGGGACGAGCGTGGTCACTCTTGCGCTCAACGCCCAGCTCGCCGGATATATGGAGGCCCCCATTTCGGCCGTAAAAGAGTTCTGGGGCTACGAAGTCGGCGGTGAGCTCGTGGCCTCAGCTACTAACGCCGGGAACAGTGGTGGCAACACTCTATGTAACCTAGTGCTCACGAATAACGTCGCCTCGTATTAGAGCAGGTCAGGCCACCTTTCGCTGATTCGCCCGCCACTGCGCGCTCCAGTCGGCGCGGCACTTCTTGCATGCGCGCTGCTTGATCGAGCCGTCAGCCCGGCGGTAGATGTACGTGTTCTCCTCGGTGTAGTCGTGCCCGTTCTTGCACTTCTCCTTGCTGGCGTTGTTGTGGGTGCCGTGGCGGACCTGATC